TTCCCTCTCCCCTTACTGCGTTTCAAAAGCTATCATCGATTACCTAATCCTTCTTCAGGTTGATTGCCAAGAGCGACACCAGTTTGTGAAGCTGAACGCGGACGCGCTCGACTTTGTCGATGTTGCTTTGCTTGCCGGTCATGTTAGCCAGGACACTGGCGATGGTGACTGTTGAGGTAACCACCAGAACGATTGTTTCAATCATGGGTTTAGCCTTTCTTGAGGTCTCTTGTTGTTTCTTTAAACACTTTTATTAGGACGGATTAGGCTCCAGAGGCCATTCGACATCATCGGGTGTCGGTACGTCAGTAATGTCGCGTAAAGACTTACGATAGTCTGCCCAAGGGGTCTTTATGTTATCTGGAACATCTGCCCCTTGGGTCCAATCACAGGCAACGAGAAGCCCATCACGGTACTTCCGTATCTGTATCCACTTCTGTTCTGTAACTATTCTCTCGCAGTCGCTGTCGGACATGCCCTGAACGTCTTTAAGAGTTTTACCAAAGTCCTCATGGTCTTCAGGAACAGGGACCATCTCATTCGGATCGAATTGGAAGATGCCGCCGTTATATTCATAGGGCTCTTCATAGGCTCTGTTGTATTGATACTTCATTAGTACAACCTCAAGTGTTTGTCGTCGGTTAAGAAGCTTCGAATTTGATGGCTTTCATCGCACGTTATTTTCACGTTTACTGCGCCATAAGCACTAATCGTAGCAGTAATTCTACTGAGGTAATATGAACCGTTAACCGTTGAACTGCTGATGTTAGTTGTGGTGTCCATGTATGGACCAAGTAATGTTCGACTTAGGCTGGCGAAATGACTTCCGTGATTATAATTAGAGTAATGCGTAAAGCTTGGCGCGTATCCGGAATGAATAGCATATAGCTTGTATCCAGATTTGTAGTAGTAATCGCTAAAGACTTCTACGATAAACCATCCAGATTGCCAGCCATAGTTAGAACCAACGTCACATACATTAAATGTACCGCCGCTACTTCCACCGTTGAATCTTTTCGTAAACGAGACGGTTCCAAGGGAGTCGTTAGCGTCACTAGTACTTTGGTGCATGAACCCGCGACTGGGGGTGTTATCGAAAACCCATCCAGTATTGCTACCGTTTTGATCATAAACGTAAGCGTCATGCGTCCTTATGGGCCCGTCAACTTGCAAGCCTGTTTTATTGCGATCTTGTGAATAAACACTAGACGTAGACAGCCTATTACTTACTGAATTAGTGCCGACTAGGATAGGGCCATCGCTTTCCTTAATAGTAAACCGAGTGCCGTATTTTAGATCGCCATTGTTCTCTAGTCTAAGCTCAGGTCTGCTGGAGGCACCGGCTTGTAATCTCAAACTCCCGTTTGGTCGATAGAATTTAGCAACAGTGCTGGTGTTTTGTAGGTCCAAACTGTGCCCAGCACCTAGTGTGCTCGCAAACCTGACACTCCCTTTTATTTCTGTCCCCATGTTAGGAGTAACGGGATTTCCGTTAGCATCAAGTCCGAGACCAATACCAACACGGTTTGAGCTAGCGTCTACAAAGAATGTACCGTTATCAACATTCAAGTCGCCAACTACTGTCGGACTAGATATTATCCCATTCCCTGACAGAGCGAAGTTGGATGCATGGTAACCATCAAGGGTATCAGCATCTAGACCCGAGTTTGTACCATCGTTGCCAGCATGCCAAATCTTGTGACCATTAGCTTGAAGTTCTGACCCACTTACTGATAATCGAGCATCGAAGTCTTCAGTCTTGCTATCCTTAAAGTCGATATAAGCACCACCAGCAGCGCGAGTAAGTTCAATAGCACCGTCAGCACCTAAGTAAATCTGGTTTGACCCTGAGTTAAGGGTCATTGTGCCGGACGACGAGAGGTTACCAGTAGTAGAGACCTCGTCACAGTCAACGCGACCGTAGACCTTTATACCTGTGGTTTGGGTTTCAAGCTTAGGGAAATTGTTGCACCAAAGCGAAACCTGGGTCGATGACCCTCGGATCATGTATCGATTTTGATAAGTGCTTTTTAATTCAAAGTCATTGACTAAAAGGGTTAAATCACCTGCGCCGACCTCATGAATATAACTGTTCGACCCATCATGATAAATCTGCAAGTCAGAACCAGAACCAAAGATAGCTTTGTCGCCATCTGTGAATTTGATGTGGTTACTATTTGTTTCAAGATCACCACCAAGTTGAGGTGTCGTATCGTCTACAAGATCACCGCTTGGGGCATCTGCGAAGGTAAATGTACCTGAGCCATCAGTAGTAAGCACCTGACTGTTAGTGCCATCGGTGATGCCTAAGTCAAGCAGATCGCCGGAGCTAGCCACTGCTGCTAGACCGAGGTTGGTACGAGCTGTGGCTGCGTTGTTTAAGTCGTTAAGATTGTTCGCTGCAAGCAGTGCGCCCGACAAGGATGAGTAAGCGGCTAGCCAATTACTGCCATCGTAGACTTTCATCGACTGTGATGTGCTATTAAAATAGAGCTGTCCACTTTGCAAAGGGTCACCGTCATTATCGACAGTTGGATCCGATGACTTAACTCCTAAATACCGATCATCGAAACTATCCAAAGCAGCCAAAGTAGCGTCACGAGCTGCTTCCGCCCCTGTCTGAGCTGCTGCGGCATTTCCTTCAGACACAAGCGCGGCATTCTGAGCGTTTTGTGCGTTGGTTTTGCTTGTTTGAGCATTCAGTGAGAAGGTCTCTGCTGACAGCATATCGCTCTCGGCTTTTGCCGCGTAGTGCAGGGCCGAGTAACCCTGTGTCGTCCCATCGTCCAGGGTGTATTGGCTATCTTCAGGTTCAATTGCCAGTTTGGCTGCATCGTCGCGATGGTCTTCTGCTTGATTTCTGTAAGATTGCGCTAGAGCTGAGTAAGAGTTTGCGTTGTTTTCAGCGATTTGTGCATTCATTTTGTGAATGTTTGCGTCTTGCTCAGACTGGGCTGCGTTAGTCTCACTAGCAGCGGCATTAGTCTCACTAGCGGCGGCATTAGTCTCACTATCGGCAGCAGCAGTCACACTATCGGCAGCAGCAGTCTCACTAGCGGCAGCATCCGCCGCGCTATCAAAAGCTGCAGTCTCACTAGCGGCGGCTAAGACCTTACTGTCTTCTGCCTTTTCACTATAGTGTAGGGACGAGAAGAAGGGGCCTGAATTACCGAGGTCAGTAGTAAACGACTGATCTACCGGGTTTACAGCAAACTTCTTTGCATCTTGTTCACTAAAACTAGCCGATAGCGCGCTTTGGCTCGCGGCAATCTTAGATATGTTTGCATCAGAAGCATCACTCGCCACCTGGGCTTCTGAAGCTGCAGCGTTTGTACTAGCTTGCTCGGCTGCGACCTGGGCAGCTTCGGCTGCTACCTTACTGGCCTCTGCATCAGCAAGACTTGAGTCGATGCTCGCAAAGGTTCCAGAGTCAGTACCGCCATCTTTAAAGAAACTACTGTCAGCCATGCGGGTTACTCCTCGTCATATGTAAAGGCTAAAGAAATGCTCTGGGTGCCGCCGTTTAACTCCTGATCGTTAGACTGCTCCTGCAGCTCTTCGAGGAAAGCTTTATACTTTGCCTCAAACAGCGGACTACGCTCATCAAGATAGAAATCGGCAGCGAAGGTCAGACCGGCATAAATAACCAAGTCAGGTGCCACTTTCGTGATTGTTGTCTCAGTGCTGTCCGACACAAACGCTTCGAGCTCGCCGTAATAGTTAAGTGTTACTGTCCCATCGCTAGGGTGCGGATAGATAAGCAGTTCAGCTTGCTCTCGAGCGTACTTGGTCGGGTTTCCTATCTGACCGTTAGACCTCAGGGCTTGCATTGTTTCCATGCTCACTCGCTCAAGTGTCGTGCCGGAGCTGTGGTACAAATCTCGTGTCTCAATAAAGTCGCTAGGCAATACAAGTGATTGGGTTGAGCTGCTGATCGTGTAATTCCGCTGCTTCTCCATGAAAGGCACTCGGAGGCTGCGCTGGATTCGCGCCAAGCCCTGGTCGATAAAACGCTCAGTTAGTACTGTGCTGATATCGCTGCGGTTTAGGACATCATTAAAATGCGCTTTTAGATTGCCGTAATTCATTGCGATTGATCCTCTCTATTGGATGTAGTTACCGTCCATCTGGCTATTGCCTTCCAAGCCAATGCCTCGCTGTCCCACTTCACTTCAAAGCTAAAGGAAGTGCCTTTGCCTTCGCCAAGCTCCGATGCCCATATGTATGCGCTGCGGAAATCACGAAATAACCTTGCGTGGTAAGCGTCACAATCAGGCATACCTGCTGCCGCGCTTCTTGGCTGGCTTCTTCTTGGCTGTCTTGGCGGCTTTTCTAAAAGCAGAAGCTTTAGGTGCGCCTTTAGCTCCGGCCTTACGCATCTTCTCGCCTGATCCGGCTTTGATGCGTTTCTTTTTCGCATGAATGTTTGCGTATAATCCTCGTCCTGCCATTTACTTTCTCCGTGATTTAGACCCGCTACACTTCCATTTCTTTCTCGAAAGGTTGTTAGGAGTGTTGGGGTCGTTTTGTTTCTTCTTAGAAAGACGCTTCTTGATGCCAAGACTGCGAGCGCAATAACTATCGCCGCGCTTGGTGCCTGGTGCAATGCTGTAGCCTTTAGCTCCGTACTTAACCGTCTTCTTACGGCCCGTCTTAGAGTTGCGGACAGTCTTCGAGTACTTCTTACCGGCTGCTGCCATGATTACACCTGCTTGTTAGTTGCAATAAATGCGTCTAGGTTTTCGGCTCTCAAACGCCTCAGTACATCCTTGTGAGAATGCTGGAATAGATCAAAGCCTTCACGCAGCCACTTCTCGTGGACTGCTACAGGGATCGACGCAAGACGTTGGGTGTCGCCTTCTCGCGTGTGCGAGCTGTTAAAGCGTTGATCGCGTAAATCTTGGATAAAGCTTTGTGGAATGATTTGTGACTTCTTACGAGTAACACGATCACCGTCTTGGATTAGTTCCTCTTTGATGTCGTGTATTGATTTTGTATCTTTTGTATCAGACATAGATGCTTCCTTTCTTATGTCGTTGAAAGGTCCCCCAGGGGCCAGCAGTAAGGAGAGCAGAAACCTGCAAACCCCTGGGTTCCCAATCAGCTAATTACTCAGACCTAAGAAACGGGCTGGGCAACCGAACCGTCATCGGACAAGCGTGTAATCATGCCCGAGTCAGCCGTGTTCATGTGCTTCACCGATACTTCGCCAGTGACCATGTGACGGTCGCTGTCGCCTGTCTTAGCAAGCAGAGTGCGAGTGAACGGACGGAGAGACACCGTGCGGAACATCGATGGGTCGATGAGGAACGCATGGCTGTCTAGCTGGTGACGGTTGATAATTACGCGGTACTCGCCGAAGGGGCTGACGTAAAGATCAATAGCGTTAACCAGCTCGCGGTTCTGAGCAAACTCACGATTACGACCCGCAGAGGCAGCGAAGCCAGCTACGATGAGCGCATCGACAGGTTTGATCATAAAGACGCTTGGTTCTGAACCGTTTGTGTAACAGTCTTGACCCAAGTCGAGCAGGTGTTGTTCAGTCAAAGCACTGCGCGTACCACCGATAGCTGCACTGACACTTGTGTCAATCTGCTTGGTGATGGAGGCCATCTTACGAGGACTGCCGGTACCACCGTTAACCAACGCTTGATCTACGCCGACCATAGCACGTTCGTAGTCGCGCTTGATCTCTTTCAGGGCTTTACCTAATTGGTCATTTGTATTCGCCTCAGCTCGTTAGACTGAGACCGGCACGAAGCCAGCTTATGCTTTCGACATAAGATTAGACTATATCATGTCTGCCTTAGCAGACCCTCGCGCTTCGGATCACTTGATCCTACTTCCTTGCGGAATAGTCGTTGCACGTTCCCCTAACGGGGCTTCGCTCAGGATTACCATATCTTTCGACTTAGGCTTCCCCTGAATTCACGAGGTTTATACTACGCTACCAGGGTTAACGCAGTTTCTTTCGCACGACCATAAGTCTTAACGGCATCAGCAGTTCCTGAGACATTAAATACTTTGGACATGATTTGTGTCGTATTCGTGTTGGTAGAAACATCCAGAAGATTGTCGTCCTGAGCCTCAAAGCCTTCAACTTCGGCATTATCGGCACTCGGAGCTAGCTCGTCTGAAAGCCATTCGAATGTACGGGCGTTTACTTTTTCGTTATTTAACAGGCGGTAAAAA